GGTAATCTGCAAATCCCTGGCACCCGCCTAAAATTGCCCTCATCAACCTTCTCTCTATTCACGATGCCTCTTCTACACACACTCAACACAGCGCTCGCAGTGGGACTCCTAGGAGCCAGGTACTACCCTGAGGTTCAAACCTTCTTGGGGCTGCCTGACTACGTGGGTCACATGAAGAATGTAGTACGGTCTGTTTTCCAGGGATCTGGGCTAGTAGTAGTGTCCTCCGACACAGTCGGTGTCAGGGGGACGTATAGTAATAGAGGTCAGATAGGTAGTAGTCTCGGGTGTATACTAGCCGTTCCGGATAGCGGGGCGGATATAGAAATAGACTTAGATAGGTTGGTAGGAACGGAAGAGGAAGCCACATCCTGTTTGGTGGAGGCGGTAGGTAGTACCGCAGATGTCCCCAGGAGGAGAGTTCGTCAAAAGGGGCGGTTTGCCATGCATGCCGTCAACGCAGCAAAGCTGCACTTTTGTGGCGTCCCAAAACCCACTGAAGCGAATCGACTAGCGGTCTCAAAATGGCTTGTCCAATACTGCAAAGAGAGACATGTCGTAGACAGCCACATCAGAACGATAGTCAATACGGCTCTTCCTAGAGTGTTCACGCCTGACGCGGAAGACATTCAGGTCGTGCTGGATTTGCACAGTGTAAGAGCACACGACCACCGCAACGCCCTAGCCGAAGCAGGCAAAGTGCGGAAGTGGTGGGTCAATCTCGCGATGCATCCCATGACTGGGAGGTCGTGGTCCAGGGCTTGGAGGCGATTATGCCGACTGCCTGACGACCAGGCGATCTCTTTTGTCCGCTAGGGGTGCTTGCGGGAGCTGGTCGGGAGGGAGACTCAAATCTCCAGGGGTGAAAACCCGGCCATGCGCGTGTTCCCGTTAGCAAATCCCCCGAAGGTTCGACGCATCTTCCATATCTGTGGAATGGGCAATGGTTTAGACTTTGGAGTCCACAACAACTCACTCAACAATTTGAGAAGAGGGTTGATGGAAAGAGTCTTTTACGTTGAAGATGCGCAGAAGCAATTGAAACCAGCCCCCCAACCGATCCCAGGGATTTTCGGGAAGTTGAGTGGGATTCGGAGACGATTGGTCAGGTTGGCCGGAAATCATACCCCTGTGCCTCGGGAGAAATACCCGTCGTTCTACAAGGGCAGGAGGGCCACCATATACCAAAAGGCTTTGGATTCTCTACATGACAGACCGGTATCCCGGAAGGACGCAGAACTCAAAACATTCGTGAAGGCAGAAAAGATCAATTTCACGGCTAAGAAAGACCCGGCTCCACGGGTCATCCAGCCGAGGGACCCACGATATAATATTGAGGTTGGGAAATACTTGAAACCGTACGAGCACCATTTATATCGGGCAATTGACGCTATGTGGGGTGGGCCCACTGTGCTGAAAGGATACGATGTGGGGGAGCTTGGAAACATTATGAGTAACACCTGGGATAAATTCCGGAAAACGTGTGCGATAGGATTTGACATGAAGAGATTCGACCAGCACGTATCCGTGGACGCCCTACGATGGGAACACAGTGTATACAACGCGGGCTTTAACTGTCCCGAGTTGGCACAGCTGCTAACTTGGCAGTTGACCAACAAGGGGGTTGGGAGAGCCTCCGATGGCTTTATCAAATACCAAGTTGATGGTTGTCGCATGTCCGGAGATGTTAACACAGCCTTGGGCAACTGCCTACTGGCTTGCTCTATCACCAAGTACTTAATGAAGGGAATCAAATGCAAATTAATCAACAATGGAGACGATTGTGTGCTGTTCTTCGAAGCTGATGAAGTCGACAGGGTGCGCGAAAGGCTGCATCATTGGATCGACTTTGGGTTTCAATGCATAGCGGAAGAACCACAATACGAATTGGAGAAAGTTGAATTTTGCCAGATGTCCCCTATTTTCGATGGTGAAGGGTGGGTCATGGTCAGAAACCCCCGTGTGAGCCTCTCCAAGGACAGCTACAGCACCACACAATGGGCGAATGAGAAAGATGCAGCCAGATGGTTGGCTGCCATCGGAGAGTGTGGCTTGGCTATTGCAGGTGGCGTACCAGTGTTACAATCATATTATTCTTGCCTGAAGAGGAATTTTGGACCCCTGGCCGGGGACTACAAGAAGAAGATGCAAGATGTTTCCTTTGATAGTGGATTCTACAGGTTATCCAAGAACGGGATGAGGGGCAGCAAAGACGTGTCCCAAGATGCTAGGTTCAGCTTTTACCGGGGGTTCGGCTACACTCCAGACGAGCAGGAAGCGCTTGAGGAGTACTACGACAACCTCGAACTGCTCTGTGAGTGGGACCCCACGGGATATAAAGAAGAACTTAGTGATAGATGGATCCTGAACGAATTCCCTACAACTCTCTAAGCGACAGCGACGCAACAGGAAAACGGAAGAAAGGCGGAGAGAAAAGTGCGAAGAAGAGATTGGTAGCTAGCCACGCGGCTAGCTCTGTTTTAAACAAGAAAAGAAATGAAGGTTCTGCTAGTCACGGGGGTACTTGGGTTATTGTTGCTGATAAAGTGGAAGTCTCAATCAACTTCAACTTCTAATCAGACATGTCAGTGCCCGACGTCCCCGTGGGTAATATATGCTTTCTACAACTCTCTCTCACTGGTCCTCCTACTTTGTCATCTGATTCCTGAAATCAAACCGATTCACACATCCTACAACACACACGACTCATCGAAGCAGCAACACATAAGCATCAACACTGGAAATGGAAAATGATCCTAGAGTCCGGAAGTTCGCATCTGATGGCGCCCAATGGGCGATAAAGTGGCAGAAGAAGGGCTGGTCAACCCTAACCAGCAGACAGAAACAGACCGCCCGCGCAGCGATGGGGATCAAGCTCTCTCCTGTGGCGCAACCTGTGCAGAAAGTGACTCGGCTGAGTGCTCCGGTGGCCCTTGCCTACCGCGAGGTTTCCACCCAGCCTCGGGTCTCTACTGCCAGGGACGGCATAACCAGAAGCGGTTCTGAACTGATCACAACCTTGAAGAAGAACACTGACACTGAACCTAAGTACACCACAGCTGTGCTTAACCCAAGCGAACCCGGAACATTCAACCAGCTCATTAAGGAGGCGGCCCAGTATGAAAAATACCGATTCACGTCACTCAGATTTAGGTACTCCCCCATGAGCCCTTCAACCACCGGAGGCAAGGTGGCTCTGGCATTCGACCGAGATGCAGCCAAACCTCCGCCCAACGACCTCGCTTCCCTCTACAACATAGAGGGTTGTGTATCTAGCGTGCCCTGGACAGGGTTTATTTTGACCGTCCCAACAGATTCTACTGACCGCTTTGTGGCGGATGGTATCAGCGATCCAAAGCTTGTCGATTTCGGCAAGCTCATCATGGCCACCTACGGCCAAGGAGCCAATGATGCCGCCCAACTCGGTGAAGTGCGAGTCGAGTACACCGTGCAGCTCAAGAACAGAACTGGCTCAACCAGCGACGCCCAGATTGGGGACTTCGCAGGTGTTAAGGACGGACCCAGGCTGGTTTCATGGTCCAAGACCAAGGGGACAGCTGGGTGGGAGCACGATTGTCATTTTCTCGGAACCGGAAACTTCTCGTTGACATTGTTCTACGAGAAGGCGCCGGTCTCGGGGCTAGAAAACGCAGACGCCTCTGACTTCTCGGTCCTGGGAGAAGCCGCAGCAGGTAGTGTCCAATGGGCAGGAGTGAAGGTAGCAGAAAGGGGACAAGGCGTGAAAATGGTCACAACTGAGGAGCAGCCAAAGGGTAAATGGCAAGCACTCAGAATTTAGTACGGTAATAGTGTAGTCTTCTCATCTTAGTAGTTAGCTCTCTCTTATATTAAGAAAAGAAAACAAAAACCCCCAGGTCGCTTTATTTTGACCTGTGTTAGGGACCAAAAACGGTGGCAGCACTGTCTAGCTGCGGGCATTAGACTGGAAAACTAGTGCTCTTTGGGTAACCACTAAAATCCCGAAAGGGTGGGCTGTGGTGACCTTCCGAACTAAAAGATAGCCTCCCTCCTCGCGCGGGGGGGGGGCCTGCCC